GGCGGCCTGCTCGACACGACGCTTTCTCTTTCGATGCACAATGACTACTCGGCTGTCGAGGGTCTTGTCTATCCTCTGATCGGCAGCACGACGACGGTTGTCGTCAAGCCGAACGGCACGGCAGTCTCCAGCACGAACCCTTCGTACTCGATGACGATCTTGGTCACGGGCTGGTCGGCCGTCAATGGCGCGGTTGGAGAGCTCAACAGCGTCGATGTCTCATGGCCCGTTTCGGGAACGATCACGAAGAGCATCGTCTAGTCTGATCGCGTAACCTCTACGCCCAGGGAGGGCTGACGTGGAACTACAATTTAGGATCAAAGAGACAGGCAAGGATAGCGTTGTCGTACGCGCTGCCCTAGTCGATATCGTGGCGTGGGAGGATCGCTTCGAGCGACCGTCCTCGACGATGGGTGGCGATTCGATCTTTGCTCGCGACTTCGTGTGGCTTGCTTGGCATTCGCAGAAGCGCACGGGCGCGACGACTCTGGACTTCATGGACTGGGTCGCCACGCTCGATGAGATCGAGGGCGCTGAGGAGACTACGCTTGTCCCTTTGGAGAATCCTCCAGCCATTGGCTCATCGCCAGTCTTGCCGTCGAAACCGGAATAGCGCCTAGCGTGCTGATGCTGGAGTCGGAGCGGATGCTGTGGACGATGCTGGGGTATATTCGTTGGCGAAGCGTTCACAGCAACCGGTAGACTGACGGTATGGCTACGCAGAAGATACGTGGCTTGGATGACGCGCTCAAGACGCTTGGCAAGATGAACCCGGTGCTGCGTCGTGAGGCCGTCAAGAATCTGAAGAATGATGTAAAGCCGATCGTGTCGGCTATCAAGGCTGGGATACCGCAGGTTCCGCTATCTAACTGGGTGGCGCCGAAGCAGTCGAGCGCGCGTCGCGGAACCGTCCAGGCTGGTCGTAGTGGTGCTGAGGGTACTCCTTATTGGCAGGCTGGCAAAGTGAAGAGCGGTGTGCGGTCGAGCGTGAAGAAACAAAGTGTCCGCAATATGAAGGGCAAGCAGATATTGGTTAGCATTCGCCAGTCGAACGGTGCCGGCGAAGCATTTGAGAAGGCGGGCAAAAAGACGAATAGCGTCTTTACGCGCAATCTGACGAACAAGTGGGGCGGTCCGATGCGGCTGATGTGGCCTGTTGCAGAGAAGCATACGCCTGCGGTCTTGCGGTCGATTGATCAGAGCGTGCAGGACATGGAGAAGCAGATCAATCGTATGCTCCGCTAACGGTAGAATAGACCTATGGCTATCATCGTTCCGATTGGCGTCGATACATCCGGCTTGACGCGCGGACTCTCGCAGGGCACTAGCGGTCTCCGCAAGTTTGGCAAGATGGCTGCCATCGTCGGCGGAGCGGCTGCCCTCGGTGGACTTGTTGCCACGCTCAAGATAGGCATTGACGAGTTTATGGGCGCACAGAAGGTAATGGCGCAGACGGGTGCCGTGTTGAAGTCGACGGGTGGCGCGGCGAAGGTGACGAGTAAGCAGATCACCACGATGTCTGAGAGCCTGATGAAGTTGTCCGGCATCGATGACGAGGCGATCCAATCCGGCCAAAACTTATTGTTGACGTTCACCAAAATCCGCAACGAGACTGGCGCCGGAAACAAGATCTTCGACCAGGCTACGCTCGCGATGACGAACCTGTCCGTGGCGATGGGCAAGGATATGAGCTCGTCAGCGATCCTCGTTGGCAAGGCGCTCAACGATCCAATCAAGGGCGTCGGCGCACTGTCGAAGGCCGGCGTGCAGTTTACGGCATCGCAGAAAGATACGATCAAGTCTCTGGTCGAATCTGGCGACGTGATGGGCGCGCAGAAGATGATCCTGAAGGAACTGGAAACACAGTTTGGCGGGAGTGCGAAGGCTGCGGGTCAAACGCTACCGGGGCAGCTAAACATTTTGAAGGAGACTTTCCGCAATACGGCAGCGGATCTGGTGGCGACGTTCATCCCGACGCTTTCACGGGCGGCTACTGCGCTGCTCAACTTTGTTCGCGGATTCGCCAACGCACCGACCCTCACCGCGAAGATTGATTTTGTCATTGGCAAGTTTCGTGATTTTGCTTGGAGCGGGATCCAAACTATTTCGGACTGGTGGCAAAAGACTAAGGTCACGTTCGAGGACAACCCTGGCAACCGCCTGAAGGTGACGATCACGGATTCCGGCGAAGATCAGCTGAACACCTTTTTTGAGGGAATCAAAAAGACTCTTGACAAGAAGGCAGACACCCTCGGCAAGTCGCTCGGTAAGAAGATCGTGAAGGGGATCTTTGGTGGCGGCAAAGAGCAGGCTGGCGAGTCTGGCGATGAGTTTATCAATGACTTGCTTGTTTCTCTGTTGATAAATAAGCCAGCATTCGATCTTGGCAAGCGCTTCGTGCTGGCTATTTTTGATGGGATGCGCGAGGAGTTCAATCGCTCATTGACGGACAATCCCGTGAGCGTATTTATAAAGAGTCTTGGGGTTGTCTTGACTCCGCAATTTGGTCCAGTTGGTAGTGCTGCCGCCGATAAACTTACCGAAGCTTTAGGTATCAAACTCAAACAGAACCGTCCAGTCTTTATCGGTATCATCACAAAGACCGTACGCGATGCCGTGAACGCTGCGCGTCAGGGACTTGCGGGGTTGGGATCTTCGCTGGGCGGTTTGCTGGGAACGATCACGGGTACGTCCTCGCCTGATGCCAAGAAGGCTGCGGCTATTCGCGCGCAGCAGAAGGCTGAAGCGACTACGCGCGAGCGTGCGCGTTTGACGCTAGTAAGGGATTCTGCCGCCACCGACGAGGAACTCGCGCAGGCCAAGCAGGATCTTGCTGATTTTGAGTTGGAGGTTGACGCGACTGCGGCCGAAGATCGGGTCGCCCTAGCGCAGTCTACGAATCAGCGGCTTATTGAAGATCTTGTTGAAAGGTTCAATCAGGGGACGATTGACGCGACGAAGTTTGCGAGGGATCTTGACGGAATCATCGGGGCCGACAAGGGAGCAGAACTGGGGATCGCGTTTGCTGGCGCTTTTGGTCGAGAGTTGGAATCGATCAAGGCTGCGGCTAATGATATTCAGAACGTGATCGATCGGTACGGTAAGGGCAACCTTCCGATCACGGCTGACAAGCCTACTCCGGCGATGGATGCTGCGCGTACTGCTGCACTCAATCAATGGAAAGATGATCGTGCTGCTCGCTTGAAGATTGCCCGTGATGCGCGTAAGAAGAATGGCATCACGAAAGAAGAGCAGGGCGAGATAGACGACATCATGAAGAAGTGGGACGAGAAGCATCCCAAGCCACCTGTTGCGATGGCTGCTGGCGGCATCCTAAAGCGTCAGGTCTTTACGGCTGGTGAGGCTGGTCGCGAGGCGGTGATTCCGTTGGGGTCGAGTGAGGCTATGAACATTCTGCGTCAGGCTGTTGGCGGTGGCGGCGGAGGGGCAACGTACAACATCGTCGTCAACGCCGGACTCGGCACGAACCCTGACGAGCTCGGTCGTACGATCGTCGAAAGCATAAAGAAGTTTGAGAAGCGTAACGGGCAGGTGTTCGCTGGTCCGCAGATCCAGGCGACGTCGGCTGGTGTCTCGACGAATGGTGGCACGCAGACGCGCAGTCTAAGGAAGAACTAGGTGGCGACTCCGAGCCTGCTAGTCCAGATCGGGTTTGACACGTCGAGCCAGGGTGGTCCATTCTTTCTGTGGGGTAGCGGGACGGCGACGACTACGCAGGCGGCGAAGGATGCGAATCCGCAGAGCATCTTCGACAACACCGAATACCGTTTCGGCGGCACGTTGGACTATGACGTCACGGATCGGGTGCGTTCGGTGTCGATCACGCGCGGTAGGTCGCGCGAGTTGGATCGGTACCAGACCGGCGTCGCCAATATCACGTTCAACAATCAGGACAGGGCGTTCGATCCGTTCTACGAAGCGTCGCCCTACTACCCGGATATCAAGCCGCGGCGGAACCTGAAGATCTCGACGATCATCGCCGCGTCGACTGCCGTCCAATTCACCGGCATCATCGAGGACTGGGGATTGGATTACAACATCTCGGGCGAGTCGACGGCGGGCGCGGTCGCTGCTGATGGATTCATCACGTTTGGCGGTCAACAACTATCCGCGCACACGGCGACCAGTCAGACTTCGGGCGCGCGTATCGCGGCGATCCTGAACCGCACCGAGGTCGACTGGCCGACGACACTACGCAACATCGACACGGGCGCGGCGACGCTACTCGCCGACGTGGTGGATGCGGGTACCGAGGTGCTGGGCTACTTGCAGCTGGTCGAAGCGAGTGAGCCTGGTCAGTTGTTCATGTCGAAGGCAAACGCTGTCACCTTCAAGAATCGCAACGCCGGCGCGACGATCGGAACCGTCACGTTCTCGGACGCTGGCGGCACCACGATCCCTTACACAGATATAACCGTGTCGTACGGCACCGAGCTCTTGTATAACCGCGTGAGCATCGCGCGGCTCGGTGGCACCGCGATCCAGACGGCAGCATCGACCGCTTCGCAAAACGAGTATGGCATCACATCGCTCGACTATAACGGGCTGCTGATCGACCTTGATCCGAACGCTCTCGCGCTCGCGCAGTACCTAGTCGCGAAGTATGACGAGCCAGACCTGCGGTTCGACACGATGGGCGTCGAGCTCGCCGGACTAGGCACCGCTGACCAGACGAAGGTGCTGGCGCTGGAGATCGCCGACATCATCCTCCTGGAGTACCAGCCCAACCGGATCGGAGCGCGGATCTCGAAGAACGTGCAGATCATCGGCATCCGCAACGACATCCGACCAATGTCGCACAAGGTCACGTTCTCGCTGGCGTCGACGGACACGGCTGCGATGGTCTGGGCGGGTGGTACCGTGACGAGTGGCACGGCAGTCGCGGCGCAGTACCCGTTTAGTATTATTGAGACGTCGACATTCGGACTCTAGAGGCAGGTAGAATAGACTCATGGCGTATGTAACTCCGGGAACTGTGGCAGCTGGCGATGTAGCGACGGCTGCCGCGTGGAATGTGTTGACGAACGACATTCTTCAGTTTGCTCCGTTTGTTCAGGGAGTGTTCACAACCGAGGCTGCTCGGGACGCAGCGATTACATCGCCAACCGAGGGAATGCACGTCTACCTGACGGCTCCAACCGTTCCTTCGGGAACCGGGGCGACGATCACTGGTGTTGATACCGTCTATAACGGAACAAACTGGGTATGCGTTACGCCGATTGGTGGGCTGATTGCTTCAGAGCAGGATATTATTGGTGCTTCCGGTTACCAAGATTTGACCACCGCTGGTCCTACGGTCACGATGGTCACAGGAACATCCGTCATTTTGACTATGACTGCGCGTACGCTAAACAATGTTGCTACCCAGTCCACATTGATGTCGGTGGCAATTAGCGGTGCCACAACTATCAGCGCTGCAACTTTTGCGACTACCTATGGCAACGCTGCTTTCTACTTTTCATCCGGCAATGTTACGGTCACTTGTTCCGGCACGTTCCTAGTAACCGGACTTACGCCGGGAACAAATACTTTCAAGTTGCAATACTCGGGCAACGGAAATACTTCCCGTTGGGGTAACCGCCATCTGACCGTCACCGCGGTAACCTAACCTAGCGTCCCCCGCCGGGTTGCTTGCGACTCGACACGAATCCCAAAACTCCCCTAGCGTGACGGGTGGTTAGACGATGCGGTATCCGTAGATGGATACGCTTCCGGTTGCGTTGCCGGATGCGGGGATGATGTCGAATCCGGTGAACACGGTGTTGGCGTTGTATGCTCCGGCGCCTGTTGTCGCGTTTGCTACAGCGTTCGTGTAATTGAACAACAGGGTTGTTGCTGTTGCGAGGTTGGGTCCGATGATGTCTATTGCGGCTGATAATTGGATAGTTCCGGTGGGCAATGGAATGCTTGTTTGCGTTCTGCCGAATGAGTTAGCGCTCGTTCCCAATGCACTATCGATGGTCTGCAAAGCATATGCGTAGAGCGCGGTTGATACTTGACCACCAGAGTCGCGGAATCGTAGTGTTGTTCCGCCTGCTGCTGTTGGCAGATAGTTGTAGACGACTCGATAGTTGGCGTAGGTTGAGCTGAATACGTTGGTAAAGGATAGGGTAGATGCGGCGACTAGTGGTGTGTGGCTGATTAGGTTCGCGCCTTGAATGATGCGTGTCTCGTGATCAATCACATCATTCGTCAACACATTCCACGCGGCAGCCGTCGCTACATCGCCAGCTGCCAGCAGGTGAACCTTGCCACGAAGTCCATTACACTAAGGTCATGTCTGATGCCGAAGTTGAGCGATTGTATCGGGCGATGGAATCCCTCCGCATCGAGGTCGTCCAGTACCGCGCAGACTTGAACGGTAGGCTGCGTACGCTAGAGGTTCACAGCGCCGAGGTCGATGCGCGGGAGGATCAGCGCGTGATGACGCGAACGGTCACGCTGGCGTATATTGCGGGCATCGCGGCGCTGACCGGTATGATTAGTGCCGTAGTCACCAATCTGCTCTAAGGGGAACATCTTGCATATCTCGCCTAAAGTTACGGCAGCTGCTCTGGCGGCAGCCCTTACAACCATTATCTGCTGGATAGCCAGTCTCGCTGGCGTCGAGATCCCGACCGTCGTCCAGGGCGCCATCATCACGATCCTCGTTGCCGCTGCTGGCTACGTCGTACGCGATCCCGCCAGGTCGTGAAGATCCTCCGGCTGACCTCGCCGCTGACCGAGGGCGTCGGCGTCGCCTTAGCGCAGCAGCACCTCGTCAAGTTTGGCGTGCTTGCTAAGACCGCCGTAGACGGCATTTACGGGCCTGTGACGGCGAACGCAGCGAAGCGGGCTAAGTACCTGCTGGGCTACGCAGACACGGCAGGGACGTACGACGCCACCTTACAGGCGTACATGAGTGGCAAGACGCCGCCGACGCTTGCGATGCGCGCCCGTGTCGCGGCGCGTAAGCGCAAGCCGCTGCCATCCGTCACTCT